CATCTACTTTGTTATAGCCGTCGTTGAATTCTGGAAAATTATATGATCCAGAAATGTTGGCTAGACCACGACAATCACTGCATCCCCCTACATAATAATAAACTGTACCATTACTTAAAATACCAATTACCGAAGGACTAACAAATTGAACGTCGTATTGAGAATATCCCAATTCATTAATCATTAATTCTTCAGCCTCTGCCGGAGTAGCAGCATATATCTTACCAACATATGTTTTACAACCATGTGTTAGATCAGTACTAGCTAAACCATAGAAAGCCGAGTTTAAGCCTATCTCATCAGTAAAATCTGACATATAGCTTTCTGTAAAAGCATCAGTGTGATCTCCAAATACAATATAATGATTATATTGTCCATTTATAGGAATACATGAACTAAATACATAAAATGCTAATAGTTCTTCATTAATAGAATTAGGATCTATTAAAGTATTATCGCCATTAGGTAAATCATCGAAATAGTTAGGAACCGGTTCCAGTTGGCACTGAATAGGACCAGTAATATACGCTGAAGATTCTAATTGATTTGCATTTAAGCCTACCCAATTACCACCATCTCCATTCATATTAGAAGTCCACTTGTAATAATATCCAGTACTATCTGAATAAGCAGCAAAATCTATGATATCCTGATTGGCTTGAACGCCAACCTTAAGTGGAATATTGTAACTTACAATTTGTTCAAGTGTAAAATCAGGTAGATCTGGGTGTAAAAAATAATAAAAATTATTTAGAGTTTGATACTTTTTCCTATAGCAAAATTCATTAGAAAAATCATAGTCAGGAAAAAGGTATGTAGCTAAAAGATCAGTAGTTATAAGATCAGATATTTGTCTAGGTGTTCCTGTACAAATAAATGGAGAATCAAAACTTTCTGAAGTCTTTGTGTAGTTTCTACCAAACCATCCATTAGACGAATTAATGTGAGCTTGATTACTAAAATGATAGTAGAATCCAACTTCTTGGCCAAAGAATCCGTTTAGCAATAGTTCTTCAGTTTGATAATAAGCACCATACTCTGTGGTAAACTCATACAGCGGTATTTGATTTAGTAGAATTTCACCAAACGTTAAATCTTCTGTACCAGACGGATTTAAATAAGCACATGTTATCGTATTTTGCGCTTGATTGGTTAAATTAATGCCACAGAAATCATTTTCAAATTCACTATAGATTAAATCTATTGTCTTTACCTGAAGTAAGGTTCTATCTTCAATTCCACAAAAACAAGGCGGTGACCCAGGGGGAAAACCTAAAGGATTTTCTTCAGGCTGATAATTAGGATCCACTAAACTATACATAGAGAAAATTTGGCCCATTAATGGACCAAATGTGTAAAATCCGGGTACACTATATCCATCAAATGAATTAGAAGGATTTGGATCAGATGTTAAGTACACATAATATCTTTTTTCGTCTAATCCGTAGGCGCCTTCTGGTGCATTAATTAATTGCCAATATTCTGGTAAAACACCTTCTGGTAAGGCGTCAAATGTAGTATAAATAGGCTCCTGAGCTTGCATAAGCTCCTCCATAGAATTATATTCTACATCATCATTGGTATAAAAAACTCTAAAACTATTACCGCTTGCACAAAATAGATTAGAGTCAGAATCTAATCCTGCAAATATTTCTTCGAATGTTCCAGCTTCGCTTACGACTAATGTCGTATTAGCATATTTAGTCGTAAGTTCTCTAACAGTTTGGTTAGGAGCTACGATTTGAGTACATGTAACTGGTAATTCCCAATTAACTGTAAAGCTATTCTGTATTGAAGATGCTTCATATACTATTACATCTTCGTTTTCACTTGGAAAATCTTGAGATGCAAAAAATCCAAGTATAGGATTTCCTTCAAAGTCTAATAAAGGAATTCCGGCTTCTGAAATTTGAGCTAAAGAAGAACCCGCAGGCACATCTTCTGTAGGAAAATAACTAACGTTAGTTAATGTAGAAAAAGATTCTTCAGGATCGCATGGTGTAGAACCCAACGGTTTATATATTACTTCTCCATCATTTCCGTTAAAATTAACAAGAACCGGATTTATTGGACTTACTGTTCTAATTACAAGTTGATCTTCCGATTGTGAGCCAACGCCAATTATAGGAACTGAATTAGTTTCCCAAGTATATGTTGTAATATGACCAGCTGTACCTGGTTCTGGTCTGTAACTGTAAACTTCAGCATCTACGTTATTAGATGGATCAAAATTTGCAGCTGGGAAAGGATTAGCACTATATTTACCAGGTGCTGCTTCATTTTGAAGCTGAGAATCGGTATAAAGTCTCATGCCTACTGGAGCTATTTGCCCTATACTCCATCTAGGATTTTGACAACCCGCTCCACCCACAAATAATTCAGCATCTAGTGGAGGAGGTAAGTCTAAAACACCATCAGGATGCTGAAAATAACCAGGAGACGTACTATAAGTTGTACCACAATCGACTGCGTTTAGTGGATCATCCGAAATTACTCTATAGTAAAATGTTAGAGGACCAGTTGACGTGGGCAACTGATCAGCATTACCCCCAAATAGGGTTTCTCCGTCATGTGGCTTATAATAAAGCGATATACTCTTCGTATGAATTGGTGGCATCCTTAAAAATAGATTCTTTTAATATACTAATCTCTAGTATATATCTACTCTCTTATGCCGATAGAGTCGCAGCCTTTATAGAGTTTTGATTAGATCCTTGAGATTTATACTTTGAGAATACTTCCAAGTCAAAAGAGAATTGTTCTCCGTTCGAATCGAAAATATCTAATCCAATTTTCTTAGAATAAGTTACGTTAGTCACTGATCTAGATAGAATACCTGCTACTCTTCCAGTATCGCTATCTGGGTTATTACCAGCATAATCAGTCATTCTATATTGGAAGACAATGTCAATTGAAATAGCATTGTTTTCTCCATTCTGGATTCTAGTTCTACCAAACTTATTGTCTCCATCTACTAACAATGAAGTTGTATTTATTGGCGCTACAAATAAGAATGAACCACATGATTTACCACCCAATAGATATTGGTCACTAGCATCAAACGACATTTTAATTGTTCTGTCTAAATCATCTTCAAACTTATAAGCCAACTGCTTTAAGCCATTATCATCAGTAGATCTTAAAGTAGCAGTTTTAGGCATGCTATAAACCATGTTGTTTACAAGAGCAACAACTGCTTCATTAGTATCTGCTTCACTTACTTCAGCTGTGCCTGTACTTAAGTCTAAGTTTATGATATTTGCATAACTCTCAAATATATTAGCAATATCTGGATGAGATTTATGTAAATAAATAGAATTATCGTAATCTTGGACAGATGTTGGTGCTTCAGCTACGTCAACATGTTCTTCAAAAGCTGATACGTTTGAGCTAATGTTATCAGTTTTATATGCATATGCAGTTGTTGGCGCAAACGAAGTACCTAGTTCTTCAGACTCATTAATATATTTAGCTCGACCAAATGTTCCAGCCCAAATAAAGCCATTACTTGTAAAATCACCCAAAGTTGGTAATATATTAGGGTTATTAGAAGAATAATTAGCATATGCTAAAGAATATTCATAGTCTGAAAAATCGCTTGAAGTTTCTGCAGCAATAACTGATTCATTCATATACAAAGATGATTCATTTGCAACATCCATAAATCTATTATAGATGAATTGACCCTTTCTTTGAATAGATTGGTATGGCGCTTGTCTAGAAAACTCTGTTTCAGTTTCTCCACCTAATGATTGATACTGTATAGGACACATATCATACTTACCTTCAGTTCTGTAATATACGTCGTCGATAATTCTATTGTCTATAACACCAGATGGATCAAATCCAAATCCGCCATCTACTGCTGGATCAGTTGACTTAAACGTTGGTAAGTTTCTATCTCCATTAACTCTAGCAATAAGCTCAAGTGTAGTTGCTTTGGTATTCTTAAGCAATAGCTTAAATGTTTTTGTAACAATGTGTCCTTTCTTAATAGCCAAATCTGCTACCTCATCTACATAATAACCAGCAAATACTTTGTTGTTCGTATTCTTAGTAATTTCTGTAGTTGTACCATCTTCAGCAACCAATGTTACGGATAGCTCACCTCTAATACTGCTTATAGTTTCCTCTAGAGCTGAAATCTTATTTTGCATTTCAGTAAGCTTATCAAATAGAGAAACTGGATTTTGTTCAGGCGATAAAAAGCCTGACGCAATTGTATTTGAAGTGTGAGCAAAATACCTTTCATTGGCCGAGAATGCATCATCTACGTGATTGTAAATTCCAGCAGCTTCAAGCTCCTCGATCAATTTAACCTTTGCTACTTCATTGGCGTTTTCTTCTACTAAGTTAACAACACTAACGTTATCAAGTTCTCCTTCTGGGAAAACTACTCTAATGATGTCTGACCACTCCGATTCCAGTGGGTTACTTGGCCATCCAGCTTCAGAGATAGACTTAACCTTGAACTCTACAATTTCACCAGATCTAATTGGAATATCTAACTGGTTAAAGTTAACCTCTTGACCATCTTCTACTGCACTGTTTGCCCAGTAAAACTTACCTTCTTCGTCCTTTAATCTGGCTCTAACTTGAGATTTTATTTCAGTCCAATTACTAAAGACACCTGTTCTTTTATTACCCTTATCCTTAAATCCGATTTGAGCAATCTCAGAAGTTTTACCAGAAGTAGATAGGTATCTATATTGAATTTTAAATCTAACAACCGATTGAGGTATAGTTTCAGCAACTAACTTAGGTTCAGGAATAGCCCAAAAACCTCTAATTCTGTATTTAGGTGCAATAGCAGTTAATTGTGCGTCTGATGCTGCTGATTGAATCTGAGAAACAATAGATCCATAGAGCTTTGACTCAGATGCTCTTTCATTAACCAATGAAACCAACTCGTTCTTGTCCTTATCTCTTTCAACAATAGACTTATATTTTTTGCTAGATATCAACGATCTCTTTTTAGCAATTGTATCGTCTAGCTTCTTGATGGCCGAGTCAGCGGTCACCTTATCTGCATTTAGCTTTTTAATCTTCAAGGCTGCATCGTTCTCTGTTAAATGCTTGTTGATTTGAACCACCTTAAAGTTCTCTTCTAGAATCTCTGGTGCATCAGGAGCAACACCTAAAGTTGAAGGTGGGATTGGATCGTCCTTTAATGCTTTAATGAACTGACCGAAATCTGCAACTTTCTCTTTATAATAATCTGCAAGACTGACAACTGTGCCGTCTTCTTGAGTCATTGTCAAATTATTAGAGTAAAGCGCGACGCCCGGTGACCAATTTTCAGCAACTATTTTAGAATTTGCATCAATGACCTTAAAGAAAACGATAAACTTATCGTCAAAACCTACATTAATGTCTATCTTAACTTGAGTATCATTGGCTTTATAGATTGATAACACATCTGCTCCAATCTTTATAGCTTCAAATCCTTCTACAATGTCAAGCTCAACTTGACGTGTTTCAGTGTAGATGGTTTTAACCTTATATTTTGTACTTCTTCTTTGTGTATTGACGATAAGCTCATCACCGACCTTCATAAACTCTGTGTCTTTTAGATCTTTATCAGCGTCAGTATATGTTAATTTATCTAGAGTGTAAAGCTTTATTGTTTTTCTAGTCTCTTCACCTTCAACAATAATTGTCTTTTGAATAGTATCAATAGAAGTTACATCAAATCTACCATAATATAGAGTATTTCTATATGGCATATCTCTAACTTCTTCATCAACAAAGAATGGTATATTGCCAGCAGCAATCGCACTCATTAACTGGTTGTGATCGATCTCATCTTGACCAGCATAGTTTTCATCAAAGAAAGCCGATGCAAAATCAAATGAGTTGTCAATAATAACTCTTTTAACTAAAACTCTTTCAGTGTCAGTTGGTACTTGACCGCTAACATCAAAAGAAACCTTTAGCAAAGGGGTTAAAAAGTCTTCGAAGAAATAGTTTGATTTAACTTCAAAATTGTTAGGTCTATTAAGTACATCTATATCAGAAGCTGGAGTCTTTAAGCTAGACTTAAGTATCTTTTGGTAAGAACCATCTGCAAGTCTAACTTTAGCCGTACCATCTGATAAACCTGTTAGAGCTTTCATGTTTTGCTCTAATCTCTTTAACTCACGATTCATATAACCAAATGCAGGTACATAAACCGTCTTAGTACCGCCGTCTTCGGTTAAAATATCAAGAGGTATGGTTTCTCTATCGGAGATAACCGCCTCATTAATACGTTCGAAAGCATTTAGAGTATTTGTGTTAATCTCTAAAAACTGCTTGATTATCGTAGAAAGTGAGTTGTTCGTGTTCATCGTAAAATGTCTACTTCAAAGATATAATTTACTGGGTCGATGCATACCACTTCAAAATATGGTTTGTTTGAGATTAGATCAGTTGGTCTAATAACACGATCTACAATCTTATCAAAACCACTAGCCGAACCGGTTCTTATGTAAATATCGCTCTCAGAAACATTAATTGTTTCAAACGAAATCTTTACAATTTGACCCTCTTTCCAAGAGATTCGACCATCATCAATGTATATATTTAGATCCCCACCTAGCTCAGGTATCTCTTCTCCAAATCCAGAACTACCAATGTCGCCTGAAAATTTGTTAATCATGCTAATTCTGTTTGTAAATGGCTTTAGCTGAGACCATAGTCCAAATGCTGAGGAGCCAGTTGCTCCATTAGGATTAAATGTATTAGTTCCGCCTAAAGCACCTCCAACTCTCTCGCCTGCATTAATATCCCATTTAAAGACATTATTGTTAGAATAGCCTTGAACTGTATTGTTTACTTTAATTCTATTAGGAACGCTTTTATCAACCTCTGTTCCTAAGCCGTTAAAGATAACGTCAGTATTGTATTGTAGTTCAACGGGAATAGTTCCATCTATTAGTGAGTTAAGCTTATTGTGAGCTTTTGTAATTAGCTTCAATAAAGAATCTGAGTCTTGTAAAGCAATAGAAGCATTGCTAAAGCTGTCTTCTAAATCCTCTAGTCTTTGAACCATTTCATCTCTTTCTTCTCCAGCTAAAACTATTCTTTCTAAATCTTCTAATCTATTAGCTAAGCCACCGTACATATCGTTGGCTCTTAGTAAAAGATCGGTTGCATGTTCTAAGGCAGTTGTAGTGTCTAAGAACAAGTCCATTGAGAATGTAGTAAAGTCGTTGATATTAGTTTCAACACCTACATTGTCAAGAGATGTGTTAAACTTAAGGTTAAGTTTTAAAGAAAATGCATTACCATTTAGGCCGGTAACATCATTTGGCTTAAACTTAAGTTGTTCATGAATTTTTGATCCAATGCCAAAGTTACCTCCGATATTGTCCAATATCAATAGACCATATAGGTTTGTTGCTCTATTAACCGGAGTAGATGCACTAAATAAATCGTAATAAACCAAAACAGCATTAAATCTAAAGTCTTGACCTTTTTTTGAAAAGTCATTTAAGGTACTTACTTTAGTATCGCTTGCAATTCCATGATATGACAAAGGTTCAAAATCAATTTGAACACTATCAGTTGCATTTGAATTAATGTCATAGTACGGTCCACCTGCATTTGCGCCAACATCAACTAAAGATTCTAAAGTTAAATTAGGATCTGGGTGATCTTGGCCTCCTCTGCCTGAAAGTTCATTATCAGCATAAACTTTAGTTGCAGAAGTATTGTAGTTTGTTGGGCTAAACAGAACAGTTGGTGTGTTACCAACTGCTGAAGGTACATTAATGTATACCTCGTGGTATGTGTTTCCTTTATATGCTATATCATTTTCGGCATCAATTGATCCAAGATATTTTACGACTCTTTCGTAATTAAGACCATTTTGAGAACCGTCTAATTCTTCAGTATAATGTGTGCCTGAAGTAGATTCAGAAGAATCGCTTGTTTTAAATCTAACAGCTCCCAAACTAGAAAGCCATTTGAATAAAATCTTTTCAGCATCTGATTGTAGCAAAACAGGATCATGATCGTCATCTTGTAACAAAAGTTCTTCTAAATTAAGAACATAGCTTTGAAAGGACTGAGCAAATTCTACATTCGCTTCACTATCTGCTAGATATTGATTGCCAGATGCTGCTATTTGAGTGGCTAAATTAATGGTATTAGAACCATTAACAGGGGTTGTAAAATCAGGTAAATCTAAAAGTGCAAACTTGCTAAATTCAAACTTAATATCTGGGTTATTGAAAGCACGTGTTATATCCTTTGCTGCAGAAGCAAAAGCATACATAGTGCCACCCTGTGGCTGAGGAATCCTAATTAGAGATGTCGCCATTTAAGTTAGTTTTTAATTAAAGTATAATTGTTGCTCCAACGTGAGATACTATGTACCACTTATTACCAATGTATCTTAAAGTTGCATTGGCGTTAGTATTATCAAGAGATAAAGACGCAGCTCCTAAGAAACTACCCCCTATAGAAATAGGTCCTCCTGCTTCATTCACAATTGTAATTTCTTGACCTTCTAATCCGCCCGCCAATGTAACATTTGAGTTAACAATATAAGTTGTATATTCTCCAGTGGATGGGTCAGAAAATGCTGATTCGGGAGATGCAGCAGAGCCTAAAACACCATTCTTAAGTAATCTACCCCCTAAGGAAACCTCCTTATCAAATTCAGAACTTACCGCAATTTGAAATACAGTTGAGTTAGCGTTAGCGATTAAAGTACCACCCGCTTGAACAGTGATAGCTTCTGTTTGAATAGAAGACATTCCGGCAATTGCAGAGTTTGTAGTATCTAGCAATGTAGAAATGTCCGCTAATTCGTTGTTCAGCGAAGAGAAATTACCATTGATAGTAATTCTAGACGAAGATAAGGAATCAGTTCCTAAAATTTCAGTAATATTAGCCATTTTTTACGTTATTTTACTTTTAGCATATTTCTTTCGATAGAATTTACGTTACCATTTGTATCTTCCACTTCCAGCTTTATTGTGTAATATCCTGGATATTGAAAGATGTATGTTAACCACATATCATCATAGTATATATCATTCGCTTCAGAGCTTATAGAATTAGAAATTGTCCACTTCTGGTTCTTGACACCTGGCATTTTAGTAATGTCACATGAAATTGTCAAGTGTGTTGATCTTTCTACTTCTGCAAAATCTCTAAAGACTCTTACGTTATCAAAGGTTGGATTGTTATGAACACAATGCAATTCACCCTTAATTCTATTATCTATTATGGAATCGTTTGCGTCTAAAACGTAAACTTCATCAAAGTCATTATATCTTGAATAGTTCTTACCGACTGCAAGTATGTTTACGGCCAATAAATTTTGTAAAGGCACATCTCCATCTGTATCGATTGATTCTCCAGTTGAATCTACTGTGCCGTCTGCATTGTTATCTATATAGACAACATTATAATTAAATTTACTAATAACCTCATCTTGTGAAGAGTTTAACTCATCAGCTAATAGTTGCCATCCATTTAAATCATTTGGTAAACTAGCTCCAACTGAAGGTGTAAAAGTACCAAATTCTACTTCACCATTTGAAGGATTCGTATGTTTAATGACCAACGTTTCTCCTTGAAGCAGATCCATTATTTTAAAAGACGCTGTCAAATCCATGCCAACGACAGTTGCATCCCACCAATTATATTGGCCGTCATTCCATCTAAACTCACAGTTGTCCCACTGATATGGCCCTGAAGTTTCCGAGAAACCAGTATCTGAATACACATCTAAGTATCTCTTAACCATAGACGTGTTTATGCTATGAGACTCATCATGTAGGTAGTTAGCTCTATCCATTGATAGGTAGAATGTAGACAAAATATCTTCAGTGTATGTTGAATTATTTAGTGGCATATGCCAAACTCCACCTGTAGAATTCCAATCAGTGTCAGTGTCTTTCCACTCCATTGGTTCCATCCACTTATACAAACCATATAATTCAACATCCTTAAGCTTAACATCAATGGTATTTTCTCTGTGCTCATATGATCTGTGACCAAATAGGTCATATGTTCTCATTTCTACACTATATTTTCCCTCATATGGAAGTGCCATTGGAAAAACTAAGAAATCATCAACAGGTCCTCTGAAGGCTTGAGAATATTCTCTAGGTCCTGTAACAACCCATTCGATCTCATAAACCCAACGCTTCCACCAATCTTTCCAAGTTACACCTAAATTTTCGTTAGAATCCATTGCATCGTTCCAATTAAACTCAGCGTCATCCCACGTGTATGTAAATGTCTCGGTACCATCTAAAGTTATTGGACATCCAACTGGAATATCTTGGTTAAACGTGTCTAATGGTCGTTGAAGGTAGTTATTGTAAAATAACTTATATTGGTCTCTTAAGATTGATCTTTGTCCTTGAGTAACAACTTCGCCATTAGCGTCTCTTACATCACCACTTAGGCCTCCATATTCATCGTCTTTTAGATTTAAAAGATCGTTATAGTCGTCTTCAAGTGTAGTATCTTCATCGTCATAAAGTTCTCTAAGAACTAAAGCAAAATCTTCAATGTATAAGTTTCTGTCTTTTGGAAGAACATCGAACTTAATGTCATGACCTTCTGTAAATAGGGCAATACCATTTTGGTTGTTCCAAAAATTCATGCTCTTTTGAGCAAAGAAGTCACCTTCTCCAGTAATATCTACGATCTTGGCGTTCAGTGGCAAGTACTCTCTTTGCAACTTGTCTTTTAGACCGTATAACTTTATAAGAACTTCTTCGGGCGTGAAATCGAACACCTCATCAACTTCTGGAATATCCCAGTAGTCAAACTCTCCGTTTGGTACATTTATCTTGTAAACTAAGCTAAAGCGACTTGTCTTTTTAAGAGTACTTGAAGGTGTCTTAATAGACATTTGCTTTCTTTGTAACTCTCCATATGTTGACGAGTTAGGAACTGGAATTGCTTTAAGCTTTCCGAAACGATCACTAGAATCGTCGATGTTCATCCAATATTCCTTTAGTGTCAAATTGTTATAGCCAAAGAAATCGATAGCATTAAGAATGGCTTTGTAAGTACCAACAAATGGTTTAATATCATGTAACTCTAAAAGTAACTCTTTTCTCTTTTGGTTTAAGAGAATAAAGTCAGGTGCCATTTCGCTTATGTCATGGTCTTTAAATAGTAAGAAATCGGTTTCTTCTAATCTAGCACCCAAGTTATTCAACATAACTTTTAGTCTTTCATCTTCACCTTCAACTTCTCCATAAATCTTAATTTCTGCAACAATACTTTCAGATATAGAATCTTTTTCGTATATTTGAAGTGTACGGTGGTGTCTTCCTTCTTCGAATGACATTAAAGCAATATTAATTGCAATTGCAGAGTTATTTAAGTTTTCAACTTCTTTATAACCGTCACCATCAAAATCAACTATCTCATCGATTATGTTGACCTTATTACCCATTGGCTCATTAAATATGACACCTGATGGTGAAAAATAGTAAAGAGTATCTGGTGCATCTAAAGGTACAGTAAATGTTAATTTACCATTTGAACCAGGAACTCCAGTATATTCTATACCATTAACATATGAATCTGCAACTGAACCGTCAGGATTTTCTCCATCCTGCATTTCAGAAAAACGTATTATGTATGGTTGATTAGATATGTCGCTTTGATCAAAGATATATGTAAATCCTCTCTTTAATGTTAATTCAGGAGCAAACGCACAATCGTTTGAAAATCCATCGCCTGGATAGTTTAGACAAAAATTAAGTCCATCATCTAACGAAACGCTAACATCAAAATAAGTTTCTAATTGATCGTTATCAATAATATCGATTAGATCGAAAGACTGTTGATTCTTAACATCGATTTTGATGACACTATTTTCGAGTTTAGTGCCATACATGATAATATCATTTGACGTATCAAAGTCATTAAGCCATCTAAAATCTAAAGTGCTACCAAATGGTAAATTAGAAGTAGGATGGTTTAACCAAACCTGGTTATCTTTCTCAACCTCTTCCATTACAAAAAGATTAACAGTCTCATAAAGACCCGTAGAAACAGGGTCTAAGTGAACTGTACCTTTATAAATACCGTTGGCATCTTGCACTAAATTAAGATCGTGCTCAGTGCCTCTAAAGAAACGTAAATTCTGAAACATTATCTTATGTTAGTGTCGTCTTTTTTAATGGTATAATTTTTATACCCTTGTAAATTTTTGATTGATCCAATTACTCTATAGAAATAGTCATTCATAAATAGTAGAAATGTTTTAACTATATCATTTCTTTGAATATGACCTGATAGGTTTCTATTCAATAAGTTTTCTCTATAGTCATGACCAAGATTCAACCTTTTATCCTTTCTAGTTTTCTTAGCGTCATATAGCTTAACTAGTCTATATTTAAATAAATCTTGAAATAGGTTCATGACGATCTTCTAACTATTGATTTTCTATCAGTTGCTTGAAGTCTAGTGTAAACTGTTCTAGGAACTGGAGTTTCATCAAATGTAACTGTTAGAGATGCATCTTCATTAATAGAAGGAATGTCTTTAACTAGTTCTCCGTCTCTATCTAACCAACCACCTCTGAAAACAGCAACTTCTTCTTTTTCCATAATAATATCACCGTACTCATCTAAGCCTGCAATATCAGCCGGAATAGGATCGTTAACTCCAATATTAACTAATTGAGTCTCTTGAACCTTCTTAAAGAAGACGAATTTTTGTTTACCATTACCAATATCTTCTAAAACAACGGGCTGTTGAGGAGTGACCTTTGTGGTTACTGACTCATAGTAGCCTAATCTTCTTGCAGTTTCTTCAGTTTCAGAAACAAACGTTACGTTAACTGCATCAACCCCTTCTACCTCTTCTAGAATATAGATGATATCAGACTTAGGTAACTTATCTCTTCTTGTTACATTTAATAGATATTTAGAAACGACATCTCTTATGTCATTAAAGATATCTTCTTTTCTAAAGCCTTCAAAATATCTAACTGATATATCCATCGAATAGTATCTTGCCTTAGGCTGAACAAAGTTTACTTCAGTTGTAACCATTTGTTGACCCGATTCTTGAAGAACACCTTGCATTGCGCTATATTCATTTGAGTCAAAGAACATCTCATTAATAGGTAATGAGAAATAGTCCATATTTTTAGCTAACTTCTTTTTAATATCTGGAATAGCAAATATGTAAATCACATTGTCATCGTCAATGTACTGGTCATCGGTTGTGTTATATGCATCAATGTATGAGAAAATGCCATATCTACTTAAGAAATATTCATAGTGATCTGGTGTAGCTAAAACAAAGCTTTTAGAAGCCATTGGTGCAATTAATTTGGTAAATTCAGTAGACTCTCTATCTGCACCCATTTTCGGAGAAGAAGTAACTTCAAATTGCAAAAACTTATTCAAGTCGTATGAGTTACCTAAAGCATCAGATCCTTCATCGACCCACTTAAATGTCAATTCATTAGAATCTTCTAAGTTACCTTTTGCTCCATCGTGTTTAATGTACTCAATCTCTATAGATGAACCAGAAACTGGCATCATGCCAAAATTACCATTACCGAAATAAAGATCTAAGCCTCCGCCGATACCCGTTTTAATGATATATCCTTTATCAGAGGGTAGCATTTCATATAGAGAATTAAACTTAGTCCATAGTTCTCCGTTTACAGAAACTGAAACCAAGTTATGGTCAGTTAATCCTCCAGTTTGGATATTAAATGATTGCAGCTTTTCTCCAGTTCCAGTTACTGTTTGAGATTCAATTTCTCCTTGGATAATAGAACATGTAAATGTACTACTGTTAGTCTTTTCAATTCTAAATTGATCCTTGCTTGTTCTAAGCATATAATTTAGGCCATTTGCGTCAAACTTAATCTTAGTATTTGCTGGTATATTAATAGCATCACCTACAACTTTACTTAAATCAACCCCAGCGGCCCATCTAAATGTAATTTCACCAAATGCTGCAAATCCTCTAGTTGGGTCATGACCGGTCAATCTAGATAAACCATAAATAGATTCAGGTTGTTGAGCAGTGTATATGTTTTGCTCTACTGTCGCATCTTCAACATAGAACATTAGTAGCTCACCAATCTCAGACATAACTTCAAGTATCTGTGAGAATGGTGAAGCAGAAGTCAATAACGTGCCTGCCCTGTTGTAAACCCTACTTATATAGGTTTTAGCATCGGCAACTATGTCTTGTGCAGCTGCTCTTGTTGTGTTTAAAAATTTAAAATCGGCCATTATATGGGTTCATTTAATTAATATAGACTTGTACCAAATACTTAGAGTCTATAGTTATATCAATATATGCGATATCTCTAACTGTACCTCTAACAAAAGAAACTTCAGCCGATACCCTATATTTTTTAGCTAGTGGGCAATAAAGTCCTATTTGTTTGTCTATCGTAGATTTTATTTGTATGTTGTTGTAGTTTAGTGAATAAACTAAATCCTCTAAATTACATCCAAAATTAGGGTTAGCAAGAACCTCTCCTTTGTTTGTAAATAAGACAGTTTCAATCTGAGTTATAAGTTGAGCAATCTCGCTATTACTATGCACTTTAACCGGATCAAAGTTAGGGTCACCTATTGTCTTGATATAGAGTTCCATTTACTATCTATTCAACTTTTTTATTTAGCTTATGAGTGCATCATCCAATCGACACCTTCATCACCTTTAATTTCTTCTATAACAGCTGCTAACTCTTCATCGCCCATAGATTTGATTTCTGAATAATCAAACTCTACATTTCCTGGTAATGCAAACTTAAAGATGCCTAATTTAGAACCTAAAGAAATTTTAACTTTAGCCGAAACATATCTAAAAAATATCTCGTCAGAGTAAAGAGCACAATTAGGAATAGTCTCATAAACTTCAAGAATGACGTCTCCTTTAGGTGTATCGCCCATAAACTTAAGTTCACCGGTTAATTGTGAGAAGTGAAACGAAATAGGGTTCTCCATGATCTGTCTGGACAGATCCACCATAGACTGATTAATCACATAGTATTGCAATTCTTCTGCACCTCTAGCGGCTCCATCACCATCATACACGTTTCTGAATAGCATTCTCTCTAATGCAAAATCAGAGCCACTTTCAAATCTCAAATCTAAACCACCGCCCGGTTGATTCCACCCGCTGGCTAAATCATAAAGACCATAGACTGAAAACACCATGCCTGATCCATCGCTAGATTCTTTAGGCAAATGTAATGCTCTGTGAGATTTAAAGTAATCGGTTTGAAAAACACTATTTGGAATGTGATAGTAGTTTTCTTTAACCGAATATTCATAATTCTTATAGAACCATTTAACTGCTCTTTTTATAATGTTCATAACCTCCTTTTTAGGAAGGTTAACAGGAATCATACATGCTCCAGTAAGTTCATCGGCTATTTCATCCAAAAACAAATCTTGACATTCATCGCCAAAATCTCTTGGAGTACTTAAGCCACTATCGTTACCGCTTCTGATTTCACTCATATTATGATTTTATTTTTTTTGTAACCACGACTTCAACATCGTCGTCAAATCTAGAATCTTTAGTTATCATACCCTCTCTAAATATACCGCCTTTCATACTGCCTTTAAAAATACCATCTCTACCAAAGACAAAGCTATTATAAATTGTACAACTACCATGAACAAAACAAGATTCAACTTTAGACTCTTTAACTTCTGTACCTTGATATAGGTTACATCTGGTCAAAATAGATCCTTCAACTTTACAACCGAATAAGTCACTTTTTTCTACATTGCCTCTGATATCACAGTCAACAAAGTCATAGCCTTCTAGTTGGAAACAAGTTGGAAACTTACCGTCTTTAACTTGAACATGAGAAATATCGCTATCGTAATTAACTATACCTTCGGTCATGCCACCCTTTGTTATTAGATCCATGACCTTATGCTTCATGCGGTCCCAGTACATATCTATAGTTTCTCCATGCTCGTTAAGATCGACTAAAATTTCTATTTTAGGCCAATTCTTATTTACATTTCTATAGTCTCTTAAAGAGTCAGCTATGGGCTCATTCTTATGTAGAATTCTACGAAGTTCTAACTTATTTTCTTCGGTAAAATTAGAGTTATTGCATGATTTCCAAATGGTCATCACAAAAGATTCCCATAAATAGAATATGTCGTCTTGTCTTTGCTCATAGTTTTTACCACCTAAATATCTAAACTCTAAATAATTCTTAAGCTTCTTTTCAAAGTTAATGCCATAATACTTAGTATCTGGGAAATCGTAGTTGTGAATAGAAGTATTAACCGAATCATAGTGGAAAGCATCAACCTTTGGCATAATCCACTTAATACTTTTAGCATAAACAGAATTTTCTCTATCTGGAAATAGATTATAGACTTGTTTTTCATTAAAGTCTAAGATAAACTTAAGCGTGTTCATCTTAGATACCATGTTCTTATCTTCTAAATAATCCTTATCAAAAGATAGGTTTAGGTGAATACCTGACCTTTCAGTCGTGTAACCGTTTTGTCTGATCCAGCCCAAAACCTTAATCATCATAATTCTAGCATTACGATAAGGCATGGCACCGGTAACTAATTCCATTAGTCCTTTACCACCCGACATGTCAGGTTCAATCTTAAACTTCTTATCAGTAGGTTCAAAATCAGAGTGAGCTTTGTCTTCTATACTAATAGAGCGGCCTAAAAGATCCTCCAATTGCTTGGTAGTCTCTTTTAGGCCCAACTTGGAATAAAACTCGAACTCTACTCCGCATAACGAAGCGTTAAGTATCTCTGCTCTATTAGAATTTTTATGAAGTTTGTTCATTTGGACCGATATATCTTTACTATGGTATATATCAGTCTCACTATGACATCATATTATGATGGTAACTTCAAGAATACCTTCTTAGTTTCCGGATCAATTCTAGTTACTTGAACAGTAATATTATCACCGTTCTTAAAGACTTTAATTAGATCTTCGCCGACTTCACTAATATGAAGTAGACCAACAACACCTTCTTCAAGAGTTACAAAGATACCATAGTCTTTGACTGCTTTAACTTTAGCGTCAACTGTGCTAGGAACTTTGTATCTTTCAAGAATGTTCAACCATGGATTAGTTTCTTCAAGAGTCTTTTGAGTCAAGGTAATCTTAGTGTTAGATACGATGTCCTTAACAATAAACTCAATTTCTTCACCTGGCTTAATATCCTGTGCCTTATGTCTCTTTAGTGTTTCTTCATCTAAATCATTAACATGAATCATACCAGTCAAACATGTGTTGAACTCACAGAAGACTCCATATTTTGCAGTACCCGTAACAGTACCTATAATTCTTTCTGTAATATTCTCACGAAGCTTCGAAATCTCGACAGGAATCATAGCCTGCAAGTATTTTCTATGAGAAACAACAATAGTGCCTCTATCTGGTGAGAATGAAACAGGCACAACATACATTTCTTGACCAACAATAGAGCTAAAGTCATGTAGTTTGTTAATTCCTGCTAGAGAACCTGGCATAAAGCAGTCTACACCTTGTACGTTAACTACATAACCACCGGCTGAAATCATTTCTTTAACAACTCCAGTCCATGCAGTATCAGCCGCGTCTATGCCGTCTCTTAGATCCATGAAGATACGCTGACGCATACCTCCTGATATTGTACCGATGATGTTACCTCTTTCATCATCGTTAGTACCTTCAGTAATAAGAACAGAAACTTCTTCTCCTGGTCTTACGTCACGATACTGTGGATCTTCTTTAGAAAGTTTAACGAATACAAGTTGACGATAGTTTACATCAACAGTTGCGTGAGTTTCGTTAATGCCAAATACCCTACCTTCATAAATAGTTCCTACTTTTAGTTTAGGAACAAATTCAGATTCTTGGTCTCTATTAGTTAAGATATCGTAAAATTCTTGAGCATATGATTCTCTAGAAAATACTTTATCATTGCCCTGCGTTTTAATATGGGGGTTTGAGGTTCTAAGCGTTTTAGGGCAATCTGCGCTGTAACCGTCCCAATCGAACTCACCATCTGGTAATGTCCATCGATCTCTTTCGCTCTCGATCTTTACTTCAGTTTGTTCTTGCTGTTGAGTCGTTGACTCCGGTTGAGTTACTTCAACCTCCTCGATGGCCTTTTTGTTAATTCTAGGCCTTGATTTTTTTTGTGACATTTATTTTTTATATTAAAGGTGTAACATATTATATATCATTGAATTTTGACTCCTTTCCACGGCGTAACAATTGGAACTACTGTAATTCCAACTGGAACCAATCCAACATAAATTCCACTAACGCTAGCTAAGTGGTCTTCGAAACCTTTGATTATATCGTCTAGCATTTTAGAAAGAGCCGTATTAAAATCTCGCTCATTATCGTATTTTGAAAAAGCGTCTTTAAACCCCTTAGCAACTGGTCTTGGATTTCCAGGGAATAGAACTAATGTACCAGGGGCAGGCGAAGTGTAAAGAGGCGTTAGTGGCATAGGAACTGGTAAGAAAGTACCCGGTGCCATAGCTGCAGCCCAGTATGCAACTACGGCTGCACCGATAGGTAACATTAAGGGAATTGATGGTTTAGGTCCTCTCTCAGCGTGCATAACTTTTAAAACGCCAAGTATAGCTAAGAATATTGCTTCTTTAGCCGTGTTCAGCGTACTATTATGAATAGCTGGATTTATAGGTCTAATCGTACCACCACTTTGTTGAATAGCAGTGCTAATAACTAAATGATATTCATCAGTTATTTTTCTAGCCAGTTTTCTCAATTCTTTATCAGTATCTAAAACTTCTATTGTTTTTTCTGGATCTTGAGGATCTGGAATTTCGATCATATCAGACACGGGCATATCTTCAGGTGGAATCACTCCGCTTGCACTACCATTCTTATTTTTAAAGAATGTTGTCATATTCGTTTTAAATAGCTCGAAACTCATTACAATATAGTTTGTACGTTAAAGTCTTTTTCGTAATCTTCTAAAACATTAAAATATGTTTTAATTATTGTTCTTTGACTATATTCGTCTATAGTGTATTTAACAATATCACCAGATTCTATTAAAGCATCAAAGTCTTGTCGCCTTTGGGCTAATATTTCTTTTCTAGTTTCAACATCTCCAGGTAAATCTCCTGATTTTTCTACGTTATATGTGACTCCATCTTCTGACGTTTCAGTCGCCATAACCTGATTACCATGATAGAGTTTCTCTTCTTCGTACTCTTGACCTACTATCTTTTTACCTTGAACATTTACCTTGAAATCAGTTATAAACTCTTCGCACCTTTTTTCAATTCTTTTAAAATCTAAAATGATTTCAGGTCTATCTCCACCAGATCTAGTAATAGGTCGCTTATTAGGCACTTCATTAAAATCAGTTAATCTATCATATAAATTTTTATTACCGTCATATGTTCCTATTACCGACAAAACCATAATGTTTTGAAATTGGTTTTCGTTAACATCATACACTAGCTGTTCAACAGTAGATTCGCTATTTTGAAATAGGTAAGATATTATTGCTGCAACATCAACAACAGATTTATCTGTCCACAATGCAGTTCTTAATTTATTCTTACTAGCTGAAAAATCATGTTCACCTTTAAATGTAAACGTTTTACCACCAGCTTTAAGATTACTACTTAAAAGATTTTGACAAGCTTCTATTAATTCACCAGCAACTTTATTACCCCTATAATAACTACTTATAGGATAATTGTTTCCATAACCAGAAGAAAGCGATGCGAATGTTGCACTCATTGTCTATTATTTTTGCTGGATAAAGCCAGGACCTGCATTACTATTTATCTGCGTCTGCAAGTTAATCATTGCGGGAAGCTGAGGAGGTAATGGAGGGCCAGAAGGACCAACGCCAGTTGGATGAGTATGTCCGTTGAATTGAGTTATAATCTCTGCTAATAAATCAGCAAGAGTTTGACCTTTAATTGCCGGTTCAGCAGTATCGGTACCAGAAGTAGCAATGTATATTTTGTCAGAGTTAATGAATATCTCACCATCTGGAGAGAATCTAATCATAGGTTGAGAGGTTTGAGACTCTCCAGTTGTCATGACTAAACCATCTTCAGGAGACCAATAGATTCTTACATTTCTCCCAGGGTCAGTATCATAGACTAGTGATATAACATTATATGGCTCAGAGCTATTTTGAAGTACTTCCGTTTTTAAATCATCATTTTGATTAACTTGAAACAAATATTCTGGGTGGTAAATGTCGCCATTATCAAATCTGATGCCGACGATATCTCCTACTCTTGGCACCGCATGAGAACCCGGTAGGCTTCTATTCATTGGAGATGCCCAAGGAATTGCTTCAGTCGGAATTGTATCGAATTTACCAAATACTTTGACCTTACATCGGCCGTTTGATAGAGGATCTTGATTATCCACTACTTCTCCTAACCAATGTGCGTCTCTAATATTATCATTTATAAGTTCAGACTGCTTCATACTCTTCTTTCAATTGCGTTGCCTAAATCTTTTGGAATTCTAGAAACCGAAGGATCCTTTCCCCTGCTTGATGTAGCAGGTCCGCCTTCATATATGTTACCGGGTGTTATGTTACCAGCTGGACCATATTTTAATTGAGTAGGATCTGGATATACATTTGGCGGAATATCATTTGTAGCCGGAGGCCTATTGCTAGATCCTATTTGTCCAGTAATATTTGCTATACTATTTATACTACCCGCTCTAACTACATCTTGTACGGTAGAAAGCGAGTTAGCACCATACACGTTACCCAAAAGTATATTAGCAAAGGTATTTTGAACTACGCTATCTAATTTTGCATCTATTTTAGAAGACACCGCACCAACTAAAGCTTCTTTAGCACCTTGTTTAATTAATTCGGCATTTGTAAGATCAGTTTTACCTATATCTAGCATGGAATTAGCATATAGCTTATCATAATCATGTAATGTCTCATAGTATATTGAAATTATAGGAGCGGCAGCTGACTCTGGATTTTTATTTAAATCTACAAATACATTATTAGTAGAATCAATATCAAAATGACAATGTCCTAATTTTATAGCAAAAAATGGCTTTACGGAAGTAACATCGCTTTGATCTGGACTATCTTTAACTATACCTGAATCGGTAAGAGCTTTTCCAGCCGCATCACTTTGTGAACTTATAGTATTTACAACTGACTGTACATTTTTTTTAGATTTAAATGTTCTAACTTCACTGACATATGTATAAAAGGTAAATCTTCTCAAATTTAAAGGTAAGACCTCGACCCATCTATCAAAATCATAGGCTGCTCTTTTATAAAAATCCATTAAACCAGTTACCGTTAATTCAACTGTTTCTAAACAATTAATATTGATTTTTTTATCAGGCCCTCCTCTAAAGGGATCCTTCATATCACCATATTTTCTAGTTTCTTCTAAACCTGTTACACCTTGCCAAAACCATGGCATTTCAGCATTTACTTTTTGTAGTATTCTTTTAAATGTTACTAAATGATCTGCTCTTTCATTATCGCCTACTACATTTCTTAAATATTCTTCAGCTGGTCCGGCAAACAATGGAGATTCTTCTCTATTATAAAAATCGAACATGAAGAAAAAACTTAAGTAAGTAGGATCGTCATGCATTGAATTGAGAATCCTTTTCTTTCTAAAATCATTTATGGATTTAAAATCTGACATATGCTATATATTAAAGTGCCGAGAATCTAGTTGGCCACTCTCTTCTCATTAATGTTAATGTTTGAACTATACCCTTTGATTTAGAATAAGTGTAATCTATATTTTGGATAATATAGTTACCGCTCATAAAATAGTCAACTCTAGATTGTTCATTAGACTTATCATCTTCAAATTGCCTATCCTTAAACCCTTGTTTTTTAGCTTCTTCGTCTTTTATGTCGGATGATTTTTTCTTTATCTCATCATAAATGTACATAAGAACCGGAACCTTCTGATATTTATAAACGCTCGGATTAAAAGAAGCAAGAGTAACTTTTAACACCATTTTAGAAGCCTCTAAATTGTTTCTAAAATTATGTATTTTAGAAAAAGCATAACTAGCATGAACATTTCCCATACCTTCTTCTCCAACATCTTGTCTTCCCACATATTTATGCTTAACTTGCCCCTCGTATCGATCCTCAGATCTTCTACCTCTTAATGGCTCCTCAGAATCTAACATGTTTTCAGAAGTAAGTGGATCTATTGTAAATTCAGTAAGTTCAGTAGTAGTATCGTCATAGATTTGAATATCTCTAAAATGACCATGATTTGCTACAATAGCCGAGGAGTTATTTTCTAAAGAATACTTGTTAATATAGTTATTGAATCCCTTAAATCTAAAGTAATTAGTTAAAACTAACTTAGAATTAAGGTTATCGTTATTAGTAGTTCCTTCCTCAGCTTCTGATAAAGATTCTGAAAATGACATCAAACTTTCTTGAGCATCTTGTACACTCATTGCATTTTTAGAATTAAATATACGATTGACTTCTATGAAATTTAAGTAATAGTATTGATCTATAAAGTATGTTTGAAAAGCGTTATCTGAAATATATGAAGTTTCAACTATATTCTTAATGAATTTTTGATGAGAAATGTAAGGTTGAATTCTAACTTGCTCGTCAGATGTAGCGTCTACATTAGTTACTAAACCTAAACCAAGATACTTAGCCTCTTGTTCGAGGTGTTCTAAAGAAGTTCCTAATTCATAGTGTCTACACTCTTCGCTATCAACAAATGGTACTTTAGCCTTTCCTACAAAATTATATCTAACTACACTATCATCATCAGCAGGTAAATTAGACACCTTTAAAATATCAAAGTCCATATGAATAGACTTAAACGTAGATTCGTTTTTAGAATTTAAGAGAAATGTAATAACATCACCGTCTCTGGGAAATGTGTCTATTGAAAAGTTGTTTTGAGTATCGCTAATTGAAATGTTAAGAGTAGGTAAAAACCCTGAACAATTTAAAGTAAAAGAGTTAATATCAGCTGGAGTAAATTGATAACCATTAATAGAAACGTAAGGTTCATTCATGCCTAAAACCTTGGTTTGCTTTATCCCTCCGCTTTCTTCTTCAAACGATTTTACCTTAATTTCAGTTGGCAGTATTGATGGTTCAATAACTGCATATGTGTTATTGTTTAAATCCATACTTATCGAGTTCTTCTAGAAATGTTACGTTTCTTATTCAGTCTAGACTTATTATTTATAATAGAATCTACAACTGGATCACTTTGAGCTTGAGCACCGAATATTACTTGATCTGCTTCAAACTTAAACGTTTTCTTTCCAACAGGAACAACGTTAGGTGGCAATAAATTATCTTTATCGTATTTCTTTTTAAGAGCCTCAACTCTGTTTTGATCCTTTTTGCTCAATCGCTTCGTATCCATAAATTGTTGCTTAACGATATTCTCTTCTTTCTCCTCTATTCTGTCCAAAGTTCTAAATGGAAAGTCAGCTCTTGGTATTTTTATGCGTTCGCCTTCAGCAATAGAAAACGGATCAGATATACCATTAAATTTAAGTAGTAAGTCAACTTTATCAACAGTACCATATGCATTTAATGAAATTAAATCAGGTCTTCCTGCCTCAAATTGATCTATTTCTTTGACAGTGTAATCGCTATCTTTGATTTTGTCTAATCCTATATTAAAGAACATAGTAGGCTGAACAAGTATTAACTTGATGCCTTCGACTATCTTATTTTTAATTGTAGCTAAATTCATTATCCAAATGCCATATCAGAGCCATTAATTTCCATGCCGGCGCCAAATGTTTTATTACCATACGCACCTTGATTGTATAGAGCGATACCAGGAGCTCCCTCAGGTTGAATATACATTCTACTTTTACCGCTATTAAACATGCTCTCGATCTCCGTTTTATCTCTTGGTCTACCTGGCTTTAAGGTAACTGTAAGTTTAAGTTTGGTAGGAAAATCTTCATAACCAAGAGGCCCTTCAAATTCAAAATTGGCGCTTTGAAGACCTAAATTGCCAACGACCATGGCCGGATTTAAAGGATTTCCAACTGTAATATGCCATTGACCAGTTGGATCACCAGTTAAAAATGCTTGTAAAACACTGGCACCTTGTTTACTGCCAAATAATTCCATAAGACCGCCTCCAATAACATTATTTAAAACTTTTGAATTTCCGCTTTTAAGGTCATCCCATATATTAGTAGCGGCACTAGAAAATTGATCTACTATACCTCCTAAAAATCCTTTATAGTCACCTGATTGTAATTTAGATAAATCTCCAAATGGTTTACCAATCATGCCATTAGAAATTCCTCTTGTAGCTCCACCCCAAAACGGCGCATTGTTAGTAGTTAAGACCAGTAAATTAGACAAGGTGTCCATAAATGCAGCCCTAGGGCTAACATTACCATATGCTTTAAGGTCATAATAGAAATTAAGAGTAAATTCTTTATCAAAATTTATACCTCTATCTCTAATCATCATACTCTTAATGACGTTTAAAGGTCCATAAACATGGTTAGGATACGTAGAAGCCAATGGATCATAACCTGCTCCGAATTCTCTCTTTCTAGCAGCTGATACCGCATCATATCCTTCAGCTCCCGCTTCAATAGCCCTTAAAAGAGGAGAAGCACTTATTCTATTTCCAATTTTACCTCTATCTGTTCTGCCTTGAACTTCTTGAACCTTTGCTTCTACGTCTTTCCAATTGTAGCCAGTTTTAAACGAAAATATGTCCTTTAATTCATTACCTAAAGTTGGACTCATCCAAGTAATTGCCCGTGCAATATCAGGTTGTTGAGTTGGTACTGGCTTACCATCTGGTCCAAATTGTTCGGGGCTAAATATATCATCAGGTGAAGGAAAAGGAAATCTTCTTAATGTAACCATATAGTTATTAGGAATAGCTCCATAATGTTCACATTGAATAAAATCCTTTAATTGATAATTATGACCTAAAGATTCTTTTTTACCACACTCTTCAACTATTTTTTTTGCAGATGGATTATTGAGACTATCTTCTTTACCTGCATTAATAGCCTTTTTTAAATCAGGTGCATTAGCGTCATCGTTTTCATTACCAATAGCTATACCTTTGTATTTAAAAAGAGTCCAGTTGTTAAACTGACTTCGAGGCGCAGATCCTGGATCAATGGTTTGCTTATTACCAGTACCACCGTTATCGACATCATATCTTCTACCTGGAAGGCTGCCAGGTCCATATG